GTAGATGGAACACAAAGACCTGGAGGAGATGGTGGTGGAGGTGCTGGTGGTACTGATACTCCACATACTGATGCTTCAGATGCTACTGCAAATACAGGTGGCGGAGGAGGTGGTGGTTCTGGTTCAGGACCAGATCAAACAGGTGGTGATGGAGGAAGTGGTGTAGTTATTTTAAGTATGCCAGATGCAAATTATTCTGGTACAACAACTGGAAGTCCAACAGTTGCCACAGGAGTTAGTGGTAAAACAGTTTTAACATTTACAGGAAACGGGAGTTACACAGCGTAATGGCACACTTTGCAAAAATAGGATTAAATGGAAAAGTACTTCAAGTTCAAGTAGTAAAAAATGAAGTTTTACACGATAGTAATGGTGTAGAACAAGAAAATATTGGAATTGATTTTTTAACTCAATCAACCGGTTGGGCAGTTTGGAAACAAACATCTTATAATGGAAACATTAGAAAAAATTTTGCTGGAGTAGGTATGACTTATGATGAAGACAGAGATGCTTTTATTCCACCTAAACCTTTTAACAGTTGGACATTAAACGAAACCACTTGTAGATGGGATCCACCTGTCGCAAGACCAGAATTAACACAAGAACAAATTGATAATAATAATTATTACACTTGGAACGAACAAAATCAAACTTGGGATTTAATATAATAAATAATTATTGATGTGAAAAAATTTAATAATCCATCTTGGAATTTTTATTTAGATAAACTTTATACTTTTGCTTATTGGGAAAAAGCATTTACACCAGAAGAATGTGAAAAAATAATTAAAACTGCAAAAAATAAAGGTTTAATTAAAGGTGTTACTAAAAATAAAACAGATGTCAGATCAAGTAAAATAACTTGGTTATATCCTGAAGATAATTTAGATTGGGTATATAGAAGAATTACAGATATAGTTTTAAATCTTAATGATAGGTTTTTTCAATTTGATCTTCATGGTTTAAATGAGGGATTACAATTTACTAATTATAAAGCACCATCAGATAAATATGGAAAACATATTGATAGAACTTTAGATTTTGTAATAAGAAAACTATCATTATCAATTCAACTTACTGACCCTAAAGAATATGAAGGTGGAGAATTATTTTTATACGAAGATGAAAAAGGTACAGAAATGAAAAAAGAACAAGGAACATTAGTATTATTTCCATCTTATATTTTGCATGAAGTTAAGCCTGTAACAAAAGGAGAAAGAAATTCTTTAGTTGCTTGGGTTACTGGAAAACAGTTTAAATAACATCATTAATTTTATAACACTAAAACGTTATAAATAGTCATGCAAGTGGTTATACCTCCACACCACTAACCACTTGCATTTAACATATTTCCATAAACTTAATCTTATAAATAGTATAAAGACAATAATCTTAATATAGGATATAGAAATGGCTTTAACACGAATAGGAACAAACGGATTAGAAGACGGCGCTGTTACACAGGTAAAATCATCAGGTATTCAAACGACTTTAACTTATGGAAAAGCGACAGGTACAGGGGATGGTTCTACAACGACATTAACAATCAACTCTGGTAGAACAGTTGATGATGTAATTGTAGATGTCAACGGTATTATTTTAACACCAACAGACGATTATACAATTTCAAGCACAACATTAACTTTTGCAACAGCACCAGTAAGTGGCGCTGAAATTACAGTTAAATATCTACCGATAAACACATAGGAGTTCTAAAGCATGGGCTCTTTAAAAAGAAATCTCGCCAACAACATTTTAAGTGATGGTAAGTTTGACGCTACTGACCTTTCAGGTACAGTACCAGCGTCTAACGTCAACAATGACTCACTTACCAATATTACTACTTTTGGTCCATCTTTAGGCGATACAATTCAATCCGTAGCAAGTGACCCAACGCCAGCATCAACTGGTGATATTTGGTATAACACTACTGAAGGTGTTTTAAAGGGATATTTACCCATAGAGGCTTGGAGTAGTGGAGCGCCTTTGACTACAGCAAGAAGATTATTAGCAAGTGCAAGTTCATCTACACAAACAGCTGCTATAGGTGCAGGAGGATATATTGATGGTACAGGAGACCAAAATAAAACAGAAGAATATAATGGTTCAGGTTGGGCTAATGGTGGTAATATAAACACATCAAGGAGAGAGTTTGATGGTGCTGGTACACAAACTTCTACAGTTATTTTTGGAGGAAGAATTGGACCATCACAACAACAAACACAAACTGAAGAATACGATGGATCTACTTGGACAAGTTCAAATCCTTTAAATTTTGGTAGACAAAGATTGGGTGGAGCAGGTACTCAAACAGCAGGTTTGGCTTTTAGTGGTATAGGAAACACAAGTAAAACCGAAGAATATGATGGAACATCTTGGACTGCTGGTGGAGATATGGGAACAGGAAGATATGCTTTAGGTGCTTCAGGTATTCAAACAGCTGCACTTGCTGCTGGAGGTAACCCATATACTAGCGTTTCTGAAGAATATAATGGTACAGCTTGGACATCAGGAGGAAGTTTAAATACTGCTAGAATGTTTTTAAGGTCGTCAGGTACTCAATCAGCTACATTAGCATTTGGAGGTCTTATTAGTTCACCTGCAAAATCAAATGCAACTGAAAGTTATGATGGTACCTCTTGGACAACATCTTCTACATCATTAGCTACGGCAAGAGCTGAAATGGGTAGAGCTGGTGGAACAACAAGTGCTTTATCTTTTGGTGGTTTTACACAACCTGGTGTAACAACAGTAACCGAAGAATACAACTTATCAATAAATGTAACAACATCTGGCGCTTGGGCAAGTGGTGGTGCTTTAAATCAAGCAAGATATCAAATGGCTGGTGCCGGAACATTAACTGCAGGTTTGGCATTTGGTGGTTATGGTCCTGTTGAAACAGGAAAAACTGAAGAATATAATGGTACATCTTGGTCAGAACAAAATGATATGGGAACTGCAAGATATGAAATGGCTAATGGTAATGGAACACAAACAGCTGCACTTTGTGTTGGTGGACGTACAGACTCTGCATACGGTGGAGGTGCACAAGCCTTCGTAGAAGAATATGACGGAACATCTTGGAGTGAACAAAACGATTTACCATCTAATAGAGTTTCTCAAGGAAGTTGCGGAACTCAAACTGCAGCTCTTGCTGCAATGGGTTTAACACAACCAGGTGCACCTAACACAACAAATACTTCTTTTGAATATGATGGATCTACTTGGACAACTGGTAATAATGCAAACACTGCCAGATTTGCTGCAACTGCAGCAGGAACACAAACATCTGCTATATTTGCTGGTAGTGGAAATAGTCCTACTAACACAGCAGCAGAAGAATATGATGGAACTTCTTTTACAACCACAGGATCATTAGTTGTAGGTACAAAAGGTGCTAGTGCTGCAGGTGCAAATTCAGATTCTGCTTTATTTACAAGTGGAGGTAATGGGGGTACTCCAAGTGGAGTAGCAAATTCACAATTATATAATGGAACAAGTTTTGTGACTGCACCTCAATTGGCTAGTGAAAGAGGATATGCAGCTGGATTTGGTATTTCTACATCAGCAGTTGTTGGTGGTGGTTTAAGAGGTGCTGGAGTAACAACAACAGAAGAATTTACAGGCGAAACAGTAGCCGCTACTGCTTCAACAATAACAACGAGTTAAAACTATGGGAACAATTAAAAGAACATTTGCAAACAGTCTTACAGGAACAGGTAAGTTAAGTGCTACTAATTTAGATAGCAATATACCAGCAAACAATATTGCTGACGCAAGTGTAACTAATGTATCTGCTTTATCACCATCTTTAGGAAGTGCGATACCATCAGTTGCTAGTGACCCGCCATCTCCAACATTAGGAGATATATGGTACAATAGTTCAACAGGTAAGTTAAAGAATTATGGGTTTACAGCGGCTGCTTTTTCAGCTGGTGTTAATATACCTATCAACAAAGGAAGAGGTGCAACTTGTGGAACTAAAGCAGCAGCTCTACTTTCACACGGTAATGTTGGTGGAGGTCCACAACCACTTGATAATCAAACTTTAGAATATAATGGTACTACTTGGGGTACTGGAGGTAATAGTAATTCACCAAGAAGGGTAATGGCTGGTGCAGGAGTACAAACATCTGCTTTAGCATTTTCTGGTTCATTAAATCCTAATAACCCAGGATTTCCACCAGCTGATTCAAATAAAAATGAAAGTTATAATGGAACATCTTGGACTAATGAAACAGGTATGCCATATAATAGTGGAGGATCATCAGGTGCAGGAACTTCAGAAACAGCAATTTTAGGATTTGGAGGTGGTGTTGCACCTACTTATACTTCAACAAACACAATTTCTTGGAACGGTTCTTCTTGGACTGCTGAAAATGCTATGAATACAGCAAGTTATGCTTTAGGTGGTGCAGGATCACAAACCGCAGCATTAAAAGTTGGTAGATATGGTCCTGTTGGTCCAGACACTAATCAAGCAGAAGAATACGATGGAACATCTTGGACAAATGTAACAGCTGCTTCAAATGCAAGAGGAAATAACTTTGCAACTGGTGGTCCTCAAACATCTGCTTTTTCAGCAGGAGGTAAAGGACCAGGTTCACCTTCACCAAATATTGCTGACGCTGAGTCATATGATGGTACGTCTTGGGCAGCTATGGCAACTTTAGCAAATGCAGGAGAAAGAGGTGGATCTAACTCAACAGATAGTAGTCCTAGTGCTTATATCATAGGTGCTTCACCATATAATACAAGTCCAGGTCCAACAGAAGAATTTACAGCAGCTACAGCTGCTGTCAAAACAGTAACAACAAGTTAATAAATAAAACTATGGGTACAATTAAAAGAAATTTCTATAACAACATCACACCGACAGGTAAGTTTGATTCGGCCGATTTAACTGGTACTATACCAGCAGATAATATCGCTAATGCAAGTTTAACGAATGTTACAAGTGTACCCGCTTCAGTTGGTGACTTTGTACAAAAAGTAGCAAGTGACCCAACGCCAGTCGGAACAGGTGATGTATGGTATAATACAACTTCAAACGCATTAAAGAGTGTGGTTTCAAGTGAGGCTTGGAGTAGTGGATCGCCTTTAAGTGTAAGTAGAAATTATGTAAAAGGTTGTGGAACTCAAACCGCAGCTTTAACATATTCAGGTTATACAGGAGCACCAACAACATCTACTGAAGAATATAATGGATCAGGTTGGACAACTGGTGGTAATATGGGTGCGGGTGCTTATTCTATTCAAGCATATGGAACTCAAACAGCTGCCGTACAATCTGGAAGTTATCCTAATAATGCCGATACGGAAGAATATGATGGTTCTGCTTGGACAGCAGGTGGAAATTTAAATACTGGAAGAGGTGAAGGTGCAGGATTTGGAATATTAACGGCAGGTGTTGTTGCTGGTGGTTTTAATCCAGGACCTACATCATTATCAACTGTAGAACATTATGATGGTACTTCATATTCTTCAGAAACAAGCATGTCTAATGCAAGAAGAGCAGATTTTGGTGCCGCAGGAATACAAACTGCTGGTTTAGCAGTAAGTGGTCCACCAAGCGGTACAGCTGTAGAAGAATATGATGGAACTACTTGGACTGCTGGTGGTGCTCATCCATCTTCTCTTTCACAACATTGTGCCACTGGAACACAAACTGATGCTTTAGTTTACGGAGTTGGTCCTCCTCCAGCACCAACACAAACAACAAAATATGATGGTACAACTTGGACAGTTTCACCTGCTACATTAGCAACTGGTAGACGATTGGCTGCAGGTGCAGGAGCAGATGGTAGTTCAGCATTATTATCTGGAGGTTATATTGATGGACCTAATGTAAGAACAAATTTAACAGAAGAATACAATGTATCAACAAACGTCATCACACCAGCTGCGTGGGCGAGTGGTGGGAATTTAAATACGGCTAGAAATGCTTTAGGTGGAGCAGGAACTCAAACATCTGGTTTAGCTTTTGGAGGAAGTCCAACAACAGGTGCAACTGAAGAATATGATGGTTCTACCTGGACAGCTGGTGGAAGTTTAGGCACAAGCCGTTATTATGTAGGAGGATCAGGAACACTAACAGCGGGATTAGCAGTCGGAGGAAGAGCTGGACCAGGACCTAATTTTGCACTTACTAATACTGAAGAATATGATGGTTCATCTTGGACAGCTGGTGGTGCTTTACCAACAGCAAATAATGGAATGCACACAAGTGGAATACAAACAGCAGGTTTAGCTTGGGGAGGTATATCTTCACCAGGTGCAGCAAGTAGTACTGCCACATATGAATATGACGGATCAGCTTGGACTTCTGGAGGAACTTTACCAGCAGGAGTAAGATATGGAATGGGAGCTGGAACACAAACTGCGTCTTTGAGTGGAGGTGGTGATACTGGAGGAACTACATTTACATATGATGGTTCTACTTGGTCAGACCAAGCACCGTCTGTGATGTTAACTCAAAGTAAATCACCAATAGGTTTTTTTGCAGGCGCATTTGGTACTCAAACATCAGCAATTGCTGCTGGAGGTAGAAATGCTCCAGGTGAAATTAAATATGCAACAAGTCAAGGTTGGGATGGTTCAGTTTGGTCAACTAGTTCTAATTTAGCAACTGCTAGAGGATATGGAATGTCAGGTTCTATAGGAACAACTACTGCAGGTCTAGTTGCTGGTGGTCAAGGTGATGCTCCTACATATCCAAATATATCAGCAACCGAAGAATTTACAGGCGAAACAAGTTCAGCAAACATAGTTGAAATAACTACAAGTTAATAAATAATAATAGATTATGACAAAATTGGAAGATAAAGTAAACGAGATTCTAGGTATAGATAAACCTGAACCCAAAAAAGAAATAGTCAAACAAGACTTTAAACCCGTAGTTCCACGTAGAGAAGATAACGATAAAGCTGATGTAGATAATGACTACAAATACAGTAGAGAAAACTATTACAATCTTATAGAACGAGGACAGGAAGCGATTGAAGGTATACTTGATATTGCTAGAGAGGGACAACACCCAAGAGCGTATGAAGTCGCTGGTCAATTGATAGGACAAGTAGGACAAACTGTAGATAAGTTACAAGATTTACAAAAGAAACTCAAAGACTTAAAAGAATTGCCTAAAACAGCAAATCAAAATATAAAGAATGCTTTATTTGTAGGCTCTACGGCAGAGTTACAAAAGATGTTGAAGAAAGATGAAAATACTAAAGTCAAAGACATCACACCCGAAAAAGACGACACTAAAGATTAGTGATTTAACTTATAATCGTTATTACGAAAATTATAATCCTAAATTAACTGATGGTGTTGAAGATATAAAAGATATGATGAATAACCCTATTGAAGTATTTAAACATAAGATTAATCCTACACAACGATATGGCGCCAGTGGTAAACACTATAAAGAAAAACTATATAGTGTAATGAAAGGTAATCAAAGAGTTACACAAGCAAAAAGACTTGGATATACTCACATAGAGGCAATCGTAAATGAGTAATACAGAAGCGTATCTTGGAAATCCTAATCTTAAAAAAGTAAACACACCTGTTGAGTTTACAAAAGAACAGATTGAGGAATACCAAAAGTGTTCAGCAGATCCAATTTACTTTATGGAAAGATATGTGAGAATTGTATCACTTGACGAAGGTCTAGTACCATTTAAGATGTATAACTTTCAAAAAAAGATTGTACAAACGATACACGATAATAGATTTACAATTTGTAAACTACCAAGACAATCAGGTAAATCAACTACAACAATTTCTTATCTTTTACATTACGCTTTATTTAATCCAAATTCAAACATCGCTATTCTGGCGAACAAAAGTTCTACTGCGAGAGATATATTAGGAAGACTACAACTCGCTTATGAAAACTTACCCAAATGGTTACAACAAGGTATCATCAATTGGAACAAAGGTAATATAGAGTTAGAAAACAAATCAACGATTGTAGCAGCGGCGACTTCAAGTTCCGCTATTCGAGGAGGTTCATTTAACATCATCTTCCTTGACGAGTTTGCTTTCGTACCAGCGAATATCGCAGAGATGTTTTTTAGTTCAGTTTATCCTACGATCTCATCTGGTAAAAGAACAAAGATGATTATTGTATCAACACCACACGGTATGAATCAATATTACAAATTATGGATAGATGCGATTAATAAAAGAAACGATTATGTACCTATAGAAGTACATTGGTCAGAAGTTCCAGGACGAGATGAAAAATGGAAAGAGATGACCATTCGTAATACAAGTGAAGAACAATTCCAACAAGAGTTTGAGTGTGAGTTTTTAGGTTCTGTCGATACTCTTATCTCACCAGCGAAAATTAAAAACACACCATACGCCGATCCGTTACAATCTAAAAATGGATTAAAGATGTTTAAGAAACCAGAAAAAGGTCGTATGTATGTTTGTTGTGTTGACGTGGCGAGAGGTACAAACAAAGATTATTCTGCGTTTATTATATTAGACGTTACGAAAGATGAAAGTAAAAAGATAGCATACGAAGTTGTGTGTACATACAAGAACAACGAAGTCAAACCATTTGTCTTTCCAAATATAGTAAGTCAAACGGCAAAGGCGTACAATGAAGCGCATACATTAATTGAAGTCAATGACTTAGGTCAATCAATCGCCGAAGCGATGCATTATGAGTTAG